TTTATTTCATTCAATTTATCCCATATCATATTCATACTGGCACGGTGCCCCTTTTCATCCACGGTTTTCCATTTAAAATCAATCCACGGAAATTCGGCCTGCATTGCGGCGCGGTCCTCGTCGCTTGAATTATCATCCACACAATACCAGTAATCTATCGCGTCCAAATCAACCCAGGTATTGACAATGGACCACACCGTTTGACGAAACAAATCAAGGCGCTTACACGTTGTGAAAGTCAGGACAACCCGCGGGCAGTGTCTGGTGGATACAAGCAGTTTGGGTTTTCGGTCGCTGGGATTATGTACTTGCCACGATTTTTGCGATTGTTGTTGCGATTGTTGTTGCGATTGTTCTTGAACCGGAACCAACCGCAGTTTCTTTGTAATAAATGGGCGACACCGATTAAATAAAATTTCCCATATTTCGTAATGTGACTGCGGAATATCGTCGTCCTTTTCATACACCAAGACATTATCCACGCTTTCAAACAACGCCATTGCGTTCATAATGTCATCTTGGAGTATATAATCCCGATAAAACCCCAGGTTTGAAAGCGTGTTCAGCAATAAATGCGGCGGCATCACGGCGTTTTTCAATATGGATTTACAGCATTCATACCCGCTTTTTTTGTCGGAGATGTAAAATGCGGATATGGAATTTGCGTATTCAATCACGTCCTTGTAGCGGTCTTCCGAGAGAAACAATTTACCCACCGGCGCTTTATTGTAATTCTTGTATTTGTGATACAGCGCATTCACCATGATGTGGTAGTCCATGTTTCGCAGCAGTTCCATTGCCGACGCAATCCCTTCAATGCGTTCTTCGTCATATTCCGCCGTTTTTATCCAGTATTTAATGGCTTCCATGCGGTCGTTTTTACGGCTGTTGTACATGTTGCCGATACACAGCGCACTGTAATATTTTTCTTGATACCAATTGTTTTGCGAGAGAACGCGTTTGTACCATTCTATGGCTTTGTCGGTGTGTTCATCGCCTGCGTCCATATAACTTTGGGCACAATAAAATGAATACCGCATTGCCAGTCCTTTATCGCCGGTTGGCGACTCCATTTCAGCGGTGTACGCGTTTTCCAGTATGGTTGCGTCTTTAATGTATTTCAATGGGTCATTGTTACGCGCACCGCTGCGTCCAGAATCCACAAAGTAATCACCGCCAATCTCCACAAATTCGCCTTCGGGGTCCAAACACGTTATGTATTCGTGTAATACGCCGCGATACACCCAGCGCTTCCGGTTATTTACCAGTAAGGTGCGAACATACACAAATCCTTGTCCGAATTTAAGTTGGTAAGCGTCGGCAGAGAGATGGGGCGGCAACACAAACTTCCCGTGTATGCAGTCATCCGCATCAAATATAAAGACGTAGTCGGTGATATTGTGCGCCTTTTCCAATGCCCGGGTGCGGTTGTAGCCAAAATCGCGCCATTCGGCATTATCAATAAACCCCGGGATGTTTCTCACCCGGAAAAATGTTTCAATCAATTCCACGGTGTTGTCGGTGGAACCGGTGTCGGATATAACCCAGTAGTCTAATGGCACATACTCGCATATGTTTGCCAGTGTTTTTTCAATAACGTGTGCCTCGTTTTTTACAATCATATTTAAGCATATCGTTTTTCTCTCGGGTTTTCCGTATTCTTCGGTAATTATCATCGTGTTCTTGTCTGTGTATTTCTTGTGTATTTTGTATTTCTTGTGTATTTTGTATTGTTTCTATTGTTTCTATTCTATTTTCTTGTCTTGACAGTGTATAAGAATACATAAAACAATATTTTTATATATTATACTTGATTTCATTTTTATACCATAAAATATAAAATGTCATTTACACGATTTCGCGACGACCCAGACCGAATTAAGAAAGAATTACAGCAAGCAACCGGCGCGGGTCGGTATGTGCTGAATGTTCCCGGCCCCGGCGATAAGCCGTGTTATATGATGGACCCGTATATGCGGGCTCAAAAATGGGGTGGCAACATTATGACAAACACCGTGGATATAGAAGCCGAATTGTTTGGGCTGTCCCGTAAATTAAACCGCGACGCGGCACACAACAATTACAAAGCCTACGGCGCTACCAATGCCAGCAGAGAGAACAGCCGCATTGAATACCCGAATTGTGCGCCATTCATAGACCAAACCCGGGCAACGCACCCCGCATTTGAACTCCGTGATTTAGAACAAGACAATTGGAAAATGTTGCATTTTGACCCACAAGCCAATGTTTTTATGCCGTTTCAAAACAATTTAAGCACTCGTATTTTAGAAAAAGATCATTTTGTTCCAAGCATACCGGAAACAACTGTGGAGGCAATCTATGGCGGCGGAGGTGCGCCAAATGGCGTCGGCGATTTTCGGCAATTCAGCGGAAATGCCCTGTTTTCATCCGAACGTGGAAAATGAATGAATGTAGGATGGATAATGGATAGGCGGGTATGTGTGTGAATAAATAGGAATAAATTATATACTAATAGTAGTAAATAGTAGTATAATAGTATATAATAATATTTATATAGTGTAATAGTGTATTATGGAAATCGCATTACCAATTATAGCATTGGGAACAATGTATGTTGCTTCCAATCAAAAAAAAACAAATAATGCTCCGAAAATAAACCAAGAAACATTTGAAAATATGGGAAAGGCGACAAATTATTTGCCAAATACTAGAATCCCGGTTAGCAATTATCCTTCCGTTATTTCTGGAACAGATTCCAATGTAAATAAATATTTGAATCCAAATGCTGCGACTGACCGATATTTTGCCAAAAATGTGGATTTTTCAAAAATGGAAAACGGCGTGGTGGGCGGAGTAGCCGGTGCAGGGTTTCAGGGCGGTGGCGGCATTGCTATGGGCAATTCCGAATTACAGACCCAGTTTGGCGATTCATACGGCTCTTCGCCATTTTTGTCATTAGCGGGCGACGTCATTGAACCAGACAACTTTAAGCATAATAATATGGTTCCGTTTTTTGGCGCCAAAATTCGGGGTCGCTCTGCCGGCTCTAATGTGAATGAAATATTGTTGGACAACAAGGGCGGCAGCGGTTCGCAGTTTATTACAAAAGGCGAACTGGCACCGCTGTTTGCGCCCCACGAAAACTTGCACGTCCCCAACGGAATGCAAAACCACAGCGACTTTTATCAATCTCGCATGACCCCCTCTATGAACATGGCAAATGTTAAGCCGTGGGAAGAAATCCGGGTTGCGCCGGGTTTAGACAAAGGGTATACCACGGACGGAAGCCTGGGGTTTAATTCCGGCATGGATGCCCGCGACAAGTGGGTGGACCGCGGTGTGGATGAATTGCGTGTTAAGACCAATCCCAAATTGTCGTATTCTCTCCAAGACCATCAAGGCCCGGCGGGTTTCTTCAACAAGGCGGCGGGAACGGTGGAAACATTTGGCCGGGTTGAAAAGCACTTGCCTGACAAATTTTTCGTGAATTCGTCGGACCGCTGGCTTACCACGACGGGTTTAGAAAAAGGACAAACCCTGCGTGCGATTGAAGTGGAAAAAGACGGCAATCGTTCAACTACGTCTGCCGAATATTACGGCGCCACAATGAACGCCGACGGGTCGGCGATGTATGCCCCCGAAAATTATGAAGAAAGCCGGCGTGTGGAATTGGATACCAACCCGATGATTAACCCGTATGCCGCCAACAAGGTCACGCCCACAGAAGCCGACTTTGGCCGCGACAGTTATACATTTACCAACAATAACCGCAATACGGTGCGGGTCCCCGAAATGGGTGGCATTCACGGCGCGTTGCGGGCGGTGGTTGCGCCGTTGTTGGACGTGCTTCGTCCATCCCGCAAAGAAAATGCGGTCGGCAATTTGCGCTTGTATGAGAACGCAAAGACCACCGTTCCGGCGGCGATGATTTTCAATCCGGCGGATAAACTGCCCACCACAATCAAGGAAACCACGGTGGGATTGGCCGGCTACGACCATATGAATGTAGAAAGACAAGGCGCATCCGGATATTTGATTGCGCCAAACGACCAAGTAGAAACGGAGAGACAAACCACGTCGGTGGATTACATGGGCGGCGTTGGCGGGTCTTCCACGCACTTTGGTAACCAGGTGTATGACGCCGCGTACGCACAACGAAACAACGTGAATAAGACATATAAAAGCCGCATGAACCCGGGCTCCATGTCTTTGTTGAACTCTAACACCAATGTACAAGTGAATCGTTTGGATAGCGACCGAAACAACAATCGGTGGTGGGTGCCCAGCGCTGGACCTTCTGTCATCCCCAGCGTTGAACTCCACGGCAAAATGACCATGCCTCAAAGTTATGACAACAGCATCAACACCGAGAGAATAAACCCCGACTTGCTGAACGCATTTAGACAAAATCCATACACACACAGTTTGACGACTTATTAGACAACAACAACACCAATCTAAACAATCACAACAACAACAACATAATTATTTTTCAATATTTTATTATGATATATATAATAAATATATCACAATGCCAAAGGCAATCATAATATTTTTATGTATAATTTTATTTGTGGTAATTGGATGGAATTATTTTAGGACCAAAAATGGCGGAATGATTGAAGGGCTGGACGCAAGTGCGAATACGACGGCGCCTTCGTCAAGTGGCACCACTACTACAACAGGTTCAGGAACAGGGACTACAACCGGTTCAAGAACAGGAACTACTGCAACAGGTTCAGGAACAGGAACCAGTTCTTCAAGCCAACAAACACAACAAACACAACAAACCCAACAATCCAATTCCATTACAAACCCCACCATTACTTTAACAAATTATACGCTTGGTTCGGTTTCAAATATAAATGCCCGATTTACGATATCAACCCACCTTAGCGAAGGATACATCATTCGTATGCCAATTCCCGGGTTATCGCCAACATCTGGCCCCCCCACCATAATATTTACGCCCACCATAATTAACACCGCCAGTGTCACAGGAACCGGGTCTAACTCCATTTTGAATATTACCCTTGGTTCTGGTGCCTCCATTGCGGAAAACACCACGGTCATATTTTCCACATCCAGCATGGTAAATCCACGCACTGCCCAAGACGCGCTGCCCATCACCATCAGCACCCACGCCTCCAATTCCCAAGTCATTGACCGGGGACCTGCGTTGTTTCCGCCAGTTGTAACGCCCGCGACCGGACCCAACCCCAGCAGCGTGAATGTTCCCAACGTATCCTACATTACCCGAGACAACGTGGTTGAACAGCGCAACTTATCGCTCACCGCATATAAAAACTACATAGACGCCATTCAACGATACAACTATTTTGCCAAGGCGAGCCCCACCAGCGCCGTTGATGTCCAAAATGCGCTGGAAAAAGTGAAACAAGCCAAGGCAATTTGGGATTCGTTTATCAGCACCCACCCGGATACGTGGTATGACGGCGCAAAATGGCAATACGGGAATGACGAATATGTGAATAAATGTGTTCCGCCAAAATCTACTGGTAGCACTTATTGCCAAAAAGTATATAAAAAAGACGCATCCGGCAACATTGTAAAAGACGTCAGCGGGAATGATATATTGTTGATGTATAAATGCCCGTGGACGTGCGACAATTCTGGCGGAAATACCAACGCTTGTAAGTTTGATACGGATTGTCGCAAGGTTGCGTCATGGGGGCAGTTTTTGCCGGATGGTACCGCGATGCCGTTCAACGGGCAAAAATACAATACCGGGGACTTGGTTACGGTGTCTCGTAATGAACCGTCGTCGTGGGCACCCGGCACTGGCGCACAATCCGCATATGGGTACGGCAATAACAACCCGACAAATGGCGGTGTGTATGCCAGCCAAAACCCCGCAAATCCAAATGCGAAAAATGGCGCAGAATATAGAAAATATTACGGCAGTTGGATAGACCCGGAAGACGAGCCGGCCAAAGTTGTGTCGCAATTAGAACAGCCCAATTATATGAATCCGGGGCCTTCCCCCGTAAAATATAAGAGCGATGTTGCGTCGGGAACGTTGGTAGGCAGCAGTTATGGCGACGTGCCTCGCAGTTATTATTACACCACGAATTATTATTATACAAGTTCGCCGTCTCAAATCCCATCGGCAACCGAGACAGTGAAACCGCGTGAAGAAAGCATCAAAGTGTAAAACTATAAAACTATAAAACATAAAACAATAAAATTGATTTTATTATAATTCATAAAATAGAATTCATATTGACCGACCGACAAACCTCGCGAAATCAACATGAATTTATTACAATTACAACCCTCGTTCTCTTTATCGTTCATCTTTTGGGTATGTCACGCATTTGACATCTTTATCAATGATATGAAAATACCATATAATGTCGCAGTGGTTGGGGTTTCATTCTTACTTATATGTATTTGGTTGTTTCCTCTATTTACAAAAGTCAAATTACAATAACAATAACAATAGGTCTAAAATTCAAAATTCAAAATTCCAATGAGATGACAAAAAATTGATTTCATTTTTATCTTAGTTATGATACGCAAATAAGCATTCAAATGGAATACGATTTATTCAGCGGCTCTAATCAAATCAAGACACAGCAAAACTACACCACCGAAATGGTATTTCAGCGTCAAGAAGCAACCCCGGATGTGGAAGATGCGATGTACATACTGGCCGAACGCAACAATATAGCCGACTTTATTCATGAATATGCGGATGCGTCGTCTTGTTGCTATGAGTATCGCTTCTTCTTTGACGTTCATATTAAGAATGAATATAACACCAATATTCCTGAAAATGAAGATTTACATTACAACGTCGTTATAAAAAAGGTTCTGGATTGGTATATGAATGGCGAACCATCCAGGCAAACAATAAAGGAACTGTTTGAAGGTAAGGATGTTTTGCGAATCAGTATCAACCGCCATTTCTCGTATTACTATACGAAACACATTTTCAGTATCACTATCGTATCATTGATGAATCACAATGGTGATTGGGGTGAATTGAAAAATCAATTGGCGAACCCGAACCCGAATCATATATTGTCAATTGACGCCGCATCTTGCGTTAGTGTATATGGCAAATACCCGAACAATGTTCCTGATAGCGTGAAGAAACACGAGTTTAGTCACGAGTTTAGTTCGTAAACGAAGAACGAAGGACGAAGGATTGAGTTTTTGTGTTTTTGTGTTACAAAAAAACAAAAAAAAGACACAGTGGAATTAGTGTCATCATTTTTTTTTAACAAGATATTCAGAATAAACTTCCAACAATGATAACAAAAAGAGTTCCCAAACCAAATACAAGTTCAGATGCTCCGGATTTTACAGTTTGGCTGGGTAAATAGTTACAGTTGATATTGACATATGAACCACTACCATCACTGAAACAAGTTCCCGGAACACCTGTCTGAGTTGAGATTGGATTTCCTGTGCATGTAGAGGTTCCCATGTATGTATTCACTTCTGCCCAAGTAGAATTGCAGACAGTGGGTTTCATAGAAGCAGTTTGTCCACCTTGGGAAAAATCCTTGCAAGTATTTAACGTATAAACCATTGTTTCTTGTGGCGTTCCACTGCATGTTGAACTAGAATAGATATCTGCTTTAATATCGGCAAAAGCAGTCGCCGCAGAAAGAGCAAGAGTAAGAAATAGAAAATTTACAATCTTCATTTTAATTTTATATATATCATTACAATCACGTTTTTTTAAATCATTTTTACATTTTTACATGGTGGTCACTAGTAATACATACCCCACCTACTACCATACTACCATCTAGATTTTTTTACATTAATTTTAGGCCCGGCGCCTTTCTTTTTCACATTGTTTGGGTCATATGACGCATCTTCTTCGTCATCGGAATTTAAGTCCTTGGACATTTCCCAAAACTCTTTTGAACCCAATTTGAATGGACCGTGTTGCTGTGCTTTATACCAAAAAATTTGGTCTTGTAATTTATTTGACTTTGCATTGTTGTTAATCACCAGGCATTCATAATTTTCAGTACATTGGTCCATTACCTGTGTGAAACTTTCAAATGTGGGAAACATACCGGCATAATTGTCATAAATTCTTTTTCGGTTGGCAATATATGGCTCACGCAATATGAAGACGTAATCAATGTTTGTTCTAAGATTGGGGGGTATGCCAAGTGGATACTGCATAGTTATTACTAACATTATCTTCCAATGTCTCCCGTTCATGAATAGTAAGCGCATCATAATGTCCTTTGTCCATTTACTGTCATATAAACAATCGTCTAATACAACAAATGTCCGGGGGTCTATTGACGTTTTTTTAAAGGTTTCCATTTCTTTTTTTACTTGCTTTAAAACTGCTTTTTGTCGTTTAAGAATATTTTCAATAATAGCAGAATTATAAGCATCGTGAATAAAAAGTTTAGGAACGTGCGCAGCAAAAAAACCGTTTCCGGCTTCTGTTCCTGAAATCACAGTTCCAATCGGAATATCTTGATGATAAAACATCAAGTCTTGAACCAAAAAACTTTTACCGGTATCACGTCTTCCGATTAACACAATAACGGGCCCTTTATTTTCGTCCGGTCTAAAACTAATAGACCGCATATCAAATTTGGTTAATTCAAGATTCATGTTGTACGGTTTTATATAATATTATACAAACGAATCCAAAATTTAGTTATATATAAAATAAATTACTTTTACAACATTAAACAAACGCATATTTAGTGCTAAACCCGTTCAAAATTACAATATAACTTCTATTTACCATTCATACCATTCCATTAATATTTAACAAAATTTTAGAAGATGGCATCTTCATCTATATCAATGCATTATCGTAAAACAAAGGCAATGCCGACGACTACCTTGGAAAACAATTACACTAAATTGTCTAACGTGCAGAATTATGTGCCAATCTATCAACGATTTTTTGATATAAACGAACACAACTACAATTCCATCCAATTAAATCAACACTATTTCATACATTCCATATTGGGATTGGGATTGGGATTGGGATTGGAAACTGATACAGCGTTATCCGCATCCCTGGAAGACACCTCCCCCAATCATTTAGAATGCACCGTGAGTGATGACAGCGGAAACATCATCAATATGCCGGTGTTTGTTAAATATTCGCCTTTACTTGACCCGTTAAAATACATGACCGGCAAGTATGACGTGAAAGACCCGGTGTTGATGAATCTGCCGTCATATAATTCTACGCCAAGCCAGTGCCATCCCAAGGTGCTAGACAACAACAACATGGCGTATGTTGACGCGTTTTTTTCATTTTTAACCAGTCAGTGTTTGCATCAATGCGGGATTGTTCACGGCCTGGATTACTACGGCACATATTTATGTCATCAAAGCGAATTTGTGATGAATGTGTATGACGACATTGAATATTTGTCTGAAAATTCGTATTTTGTAAATAACATTGACCGCCTCTTTTCCTTGGATTGTCCTTTTGATATAAATACTATGATGAGCGACACCCGGCGCAATCGGAAACAGTTGTGTATTCAAACAGATGATGCGGTGCTTGAATTGGATGATTTGATTGAGGAATGCGTTGTGGGTGTGAGTGTTTCTGACAGTGCCGATACTCATCTGAGCCAGAACCAGAATCAGAACCAGAATCAGAACCAGAACCAGAATCATCTTGAATCCATCTCTCTATTAGACGAACACGATGTTATTATGATTGAAAGTGATAATGACGCAGCAAATTGTATTCCGGCGGCATTGGATGATGATGATGACAGCTGTTCTTCTTGTTCGTCCAACACGTCGCGCGACAGCAGAAAGAGTGATATTGCGGAGATTGATAATGATAATACCAGCAATGACACCGGTTCGTGGGTAAGTGAGGACAACAATTCGTCAATGGATTGTGATTCGGATGATGATAATGATAATGATAATGATAATGAAATCAATGAAAAAGAACACGATAATGATGATAATGATAATGATAATGATAATGATAATGATAATGATAATGATAATGATAATGATAATGAAGACGACGATAACGATGAAGACGACGATGACGATGAAGAAAAGGTTATTGCTAAAATAAAAAACTTCCCGGTCCAAGCCATCCTTCTTGAACAGTGTAAAAACACGCTTGATAGTTTGATGGTCGCAGATGACGAATTAAAAGACGATGAATGGAAATCAGCATTGTTTCAAATTATAATGACGCTGGTTATTTACCAAAAATTGTTTTCCTTCACTCACAACGATTTACATACAAACAATGTAATGTTTGTAGAAACAGAAGAGGAATACATCTTTTATCACTACGACAACCAGTATTATAAAGTCCCTACATTTGGTCGCATTTTCAAAATCATTGACTTTGGCCGTTCCATTTACATCTTCAAGGGGCAAGTGTTTTGTAGCGATAGTTTTAGTCCAAATGGTGATGCCACTTCGCAATACAATATTGAGCCTTATTACAACCCTAAAAAACCAATTGTAGAACCAAATTACAGTTTTGATTTGTGTCGCTTAGGGTGTTCTTTATATGACTATTTCATATACGACATAAAAAAGGAGGCGAAGATTGTTGCCAGAAATGAGATTGCGGAGTTGGTTGTATCGTGGATAAAGGATGATAAAGGGCGCAATATTTTGTATAAATCCAACGGCGAAGAGAGATATTTGGATTTTAAATTGTATAAGATGATTGCCAGAACAGTCCACAATTGTGTGCCGGCAACACAAGTGAATAAAGCATTGTTTGATGACTATAAAATAACCGTCAAAAAATACAACACATTGTCTAAAACTGCGAGAAATAATAAAATGAAGTTGCTGTTTATGAATGTGGATATATTGGAGACATTGGCATAAGCATGTCAGCATATAAGGCGTCGGATTAAAATCCGGGATTATCTATGAATGCCGGCGCGTGCACGAACTTTGGAGTAGCGTCTACCACTTCTCCGATTGCGTCGGCGACACTGAATTGGGTAAGCACAAACACGCCAATAACGGATGATATGTATACCATTAGTGTATCCCGCACCATTAATTTCAGTGGTTTGGATTCATCTGGATTGATAAACCGCATTTCAAGGAATTTAAATAAAAAATATACGATTGCGACTGCCAAGCCGACAATAAAAAGATTGCTGGTGGATGAGGTGGATGATGTCATTTATTATATCCTAAAAGAAACATTTTAACGGTTTAACGCATCAAAGGTATTAAATTCTGTTTTCTGGTAATAGGTTTGTTGATACCGAGTGTGGTGATAGGTTTGGTGCTGATAGGGTTGGTGCTGATAGGTTTGGTGCTGATAGGTTTGGTGTGACTGGTGCTGCTGGTATTGTTGCGGTTGATAATGGTAATGCTGATAATGTTGGTGCTGCTGGTAGTCCGGTTTGTAATACGGTTGGTATTTCTGGTACTCCGGTTGGTACTAATCCTGCTCCTAATGCGGATGCTGATGCCGCTTTTGCTGCTGCTTCTTCTGCCGCTTTTGCTGCCATCGCACCTAAATCCGGCTTCAATGTCGCAGGGTTAAAAATAAATGGAATTAAAAAAAACAACATTACAACCAATAATACTAATAATAATAACCACAATAATACTGTTCCAAAACTAATCCAAAATAAATTTATATCATTTGTGTCCAGTTTTTTATCCAAATCAATTTCAGGTCCCAGATTACCCATATTTATACTTTATTTATAATTTATAATTTATAATTTATATATTATATATTATATTTACGATTTACGATTTACGAATGGTGTCTTATAAAATTTCAATGTCATCTAACAACGGGGGCGAATCTAAATGTTGGGACTGGTTCAATGAATGTACATCCAATATATCCAAATTTACGCTGTCGCCAATGTTTATTCTCCCTTCATCGTCGTCGTCGTCATCTCCAAATCGCCGTGGTTTGGCTTCATATTCCGGCTCAAATGATTTTACTTGGTTCTCTCCAAATGAAACCCCTTGCTTTTGTTGGTTAGAGGAAGATGGTGTTTCAGAAGAAGCAATTTGGTCTGAAAGGTCATTGTAAAGCCCGGTGTTTTTATTCATGCCGCTTATGCCGGTGCTGCTACCGCTAATGCCACTTGGCTTATTTCCAACACCGGAACGTCGCCGTCTAGATGACTCCGCCATCGTGCTTTCGCTGGCAATGACTTCTTTGTGGATAACCTCCTCCTTTTCACTGACTTCTATCGCATCTTCAATGGAGTCGTCCATATACAACTTCAACAAGTCCTCCATCGGAATGTTTTCACGAATTGTATTAAATATACATTCGCGCACAATAATTTCAAATTCCCGGTTGTTTTTCTGGACAACCAATGGCGGGATTCCGCGCTCAAAAATATACACATTTGAATACAATTTGCGCGCAGAATTGATATACACTTTGTGAATAAACTCGGTCAATTGTGGAATTGGGATATTCACTTTTTTTTGCTTGTTTCCTGCTCTGGCAGCGGTCATTGTCTTCAACTGCACAATATGAACACACGTTATCAAGTCTTCTAAATAGCCGCAGTGACTGCGCTCCTTTATGCGGTTGGTTTCGTTTTGCACAATTGTCGGGTTCCATTTCGGCACCCGAGACAAAAAGTTCTGAAAGGTCATCAAGTACTTATCGGTTTCATTGTTGTTTTTACACAATTTGTAAGCCTCTTCAAATATGGAACGAAACCCTTCCATGATGTGAGGAGTAAGAATATTCACTAAACGAGCACACCATTCATTCTTTGATTCGTGAAGCGTGGTAACGGAGTAATCGTCCATATTTTACATAAATGAAATATTTTCTAAATTCAAATCACAACGAAATAACAAAAAGTTGAGAATAAAAGTAAGTAACAACTTCTCGTTTCTAAACTCTCGGCGCACTTTGTCAAAGGCAATCAAGTATTCGTATTTACGCCCCTCTTCAATATCCGGCGAGCGTTCAATGTAGTTTATCAAGTCCAGTGCGCTGTACCCCTTTTCATACAATGCCGTTGCCTTTAAAAATAAGGATTTCACATCTTCGTGGCTACTTGTAGGATGCGGCGACATCGTGAATTCTTTGTTCAGCGCATCCAAGTGTTGTTTTTCCATTTTATCCACGGCTTGATACACTTGATTGATGTTGTAGGTGTGTAAATTTACAACAGTTCCATTAATTGCCGGTTCGGGGACATATATTTCACAAAACCGAGAGAGAATTGGTTTTAACAACTTGTATTTATCTTCTACCAATATGAAAAATCGCGTGGAGTGGCTAAATAATTCAATACATCGTCGCAATGCCGATTGAGCGTCAATTGTAAGTTTATCTGCGTTGGTTAATATGATGGTTTTGAATATTTCGCCGTCTTTTAAATCAATGTTGGCCTTTGCGAAGAATTTCAGTTCTTCACGAATGAATATGATGCCTTTCCGGTGCGCACAATTCACTCTCATAACATAGTTTTTAATGGCGTCTTTGTCGCCTTGATAAATGGAGTGTATGAAGCGGTTTAAAATGGTGTTCTTACCGCATCCGTATGTTCCGTGAAATATGATGTTGGGGATTTTGCGAATGTCAATGAAATATTGCAATTTTCGGTGGATGTCTTCATGGATTTGGATTTGTGTTGTTGTTGTGGAGGGGGAGGTTGTTGTTGAGGTTGCGGTTGCGGTTGTTGTTGCGGTTGTTGTTGCGGTTGCTGTCATTATTGTCTCGTATTATATTGTGTCGTATGTATCGTCTCGTATTATAAATCATATTATTTTTGTGTTTATTTAGATTTCATTAGTATTTTATCGTAATATAGTATATCAAAATATGCCAACAATACACACAAAAACAAACACAACCACAAAAACAAGACGAATCAAATCAAATCGCCGACAACACACATTGAAAGGCGGGAGAACGTTGATTTCACGCCCCAAAATAAGTTATGAAAAGGGAGGGAATCAACATCCGCATACGCTGACATGCACAAAGTGCAACAAAGATACGTTTATCGTGAAAACACTGACGCTTGGAACTAAAATAAAGACATTTTTGGGTGTAAATATTTTGAACAATCGGTTCAAGGTATTTACGTGCGCAACATGCGGGTTTGTTCAGTTGTATAGCAATAACGTTACGTGTAATGGAAAAGAATGCGACCCTTTATTCCGAAAATAATCCGGTTCGGTTCAAGATTTCATGATGATACATCCAATGCCGCAGTATTTGCTTCCAATATCCATTGATTAATAAACTCTTCTATTTCGGTGTATTTTTTGTCTTTTACGCGTTTCATCATAAAGTCTAATGTAATGTGCTCTTCGTTTTTGCGAATGTCGCCGCCGACCGACACTAAATATTTTAAACATTCCAGATGCCCGTTCATCGCCGCAAATTTTGCCGAAGTAGAAAGCGGGAGTATCACTTGATAAGAATACTTGGGGGAAGAATATCTTTCTACAAAATATTTGATTGTTTCTAAATCGCCTTTTTCACAGGCGTTGTATAAAAGCGTGGCAAATGTATTGGCTAACCGTTTATTTAATGTCATTTTCTTTAAATATGTGTGGTGTAATATATTTTACACACATATTTTTTATGATATAATTACACCGACTTGTATTTTGTTATTGTATTTTGTTATTGTATCATTGTTTATGTGCTCTTGTAGTCCTTGGGGTCAATGCCGCCTTCAAACAACTCCTTCCGCACGTCATCCAGGGTGAATTCAGAAGACTCGGGCACGCCCTCCTCCGTCAATCCAACCAACTTGCCGTCCTCCGTCACCATTTGTGTAAGTT